ATGCGAATTTTTAAGGGGCTTTTGAAGGTTGGCGCTTGCTTGGTAGCTTTATCTGGATGCCAGGATGTAATGAAGGGAAATGAAATCTACCCAACGGTAGATAACCTGGAAGAGATTGAGCCACATCGACTCAAGGTTTTGAAAGCTGAAGACACTGAAGAAGGTGTTCTAGTTACGGTAGGTGAATCAACAAACCGCCAGTGTAAAATTAGGGTTAAGCGGGCAACTTTAGAGTTTAAAATCGCGGTTAGCTCTTTAGAGGAACCCGACAAAATAAACGCTGTATGCTTTTGGAATAAGGAAAAATTTATCCAGTCAAGGAAAAACCATACAGCGGTAGCTTTAAATATCAATAAAGATCAAATAACAGTTGATCTGCAACTATTGAACCGAAAAAATAAAAATTATCTTGCATTGACAAAAATAGCAAAGCGTAGCGAATCAGACTGATTGAAGAATTAGTTAATAAGAATTAATTTTTAACCAAAAAACAAGGATTATATAGGTCGTGGAGACAATTTATCACTATACGGACGTGCATGGACTTCATGGAATACTCAGTGGCAAATTCTGGCTAACTGATCATAGATTCCTTAACGACCCTACAGAGGGCACATATGCCCGAAAAATCCTGCTCGACAATAAAAATGAAATTCTAAGTGAGTGCCCCGATGCTTTTAAAGAGAAAGTTTATTCACAATTAATGACTTCGCACATAGGAAACAATGAAAATCAAGCTCGCGTCTATGTTGCCTCCTTCTCAGCTGCTCATGATCTTTTGAGCCAGTGGCGCGGATACTGCTCCAAAGAGGGAGGGTATTGCATCGGATTTAATTTAAATAAACTCAGTAAATTGCATAAAGAATTCACAATCACTAATTGCAACTACGAACCCACTGAAACCATTAGACAGTGGAAGGAACTTGCAGAGCCACTTGTAAAGAATTTTGAGAGGCTTGAAACTGGAAGACCTTTTAGAGATGGACTAAGAGGCTATCTGATGTGGATAATTAAAAAAGGAATGATCGGAATCGAGAATAAATCTCCTGGCTATCACGAAGAAAAAGAAATTCGCATATATAAAGAATTAGCGAATGAACAAGAAAGGGTTCACTTTAGAGCATCAAACGGCAGACTCATACCGTACATTGAGGTAGATAATATTTCTGACTGTATAGAAAGCGTGACCGTTGGCCCGCTCGGCGACATGAAACAGAATCATGAAGCGCTAGAAGAGTACCTACACCAGAAAGGCAGCAGCATCAATCTTAAACTATCAGAAATAAGTTTTAGGTAAAGCCTTTCAATACAATGTGGTACGACCCCATAAAAAATAATCATTTTCTGTAAAGGATGCCAAAAAATGAAACAAAAACTCTGTATTTTTTGCGGGCAAAGCGGAATGAGTAAAGAGCATTTTTGGCCAAACTGGATCAGAGAGCACATTAAGAAAGACAATAGTAAAAAGTATATTCGTGGATCAGTCCAGGGAGTACCGAAAGGCAATGAAATCGAAAAAAATGAGCATTACCGCTCTGGAGATGTCACGACAATAACATTCAGAACCGTTTGTAAAAGTTGCAATAATGGCTGGATGAGCAAACTAGAAGAAGACCTCAAACCCATCATTTTGAATTCCATAGGTAATTGCGATCAGCTATTGTCTGAATCTGAAACACTATGGTTAGCAAAATGGATAACAATGAAAACCATGGTTTCAGAACACACAAAACTAGATAGGCACTCCACACCTAAAAGTGATTTACTTAACTTTGGCGCCAATAGAATCATACCCAAGCACTTTAAAATATATGTAGCAAAACATAACTCTCCAAAGATCGCAGACTACTCAAGAACAACAACAAGATTAGGAACGGCGGCAACAATTCACTTACACCTCAATAAAATTTCGCCCAACACCCAAGCCGTATCATTTTACTTAGGAAAGTTATTCATATTTGTATTCTCTTGCACTGACCCCACAGTTAATGTGCTCGGCGAGTTCAAATTAAACCAAATGACATACATCAAAAATGATAAAGAAGATCGATTAAACTTTAAAACCCTAAATGTTCTCGATGAGCACGAACAAAGAAATATTATTCTAGGGTTAGAAAAATTCATTGACTCAGAAAAAACTGGAGCAATAACGTAAAACCAGAGACTTTCCCCGCTTGAGCGGGGATATATCTTACACTCTAGAAAGAAGTCATCTCTCTTCTCTCCAATACCCCGCCCCACTTTATCGAGTACTCGGTATAGGCTCCGGTCATAATATCAAGTATTTGCAACCAGGAATAAAACTCTGCTTTCTTAGACTTTGCAATTTCTTCGGCTAGCTCCAATGCCGCCTCTTCAGTAGGCGCGGAATCTCTATAGCTCTTCGCTCCACCATTCATCAGGTGGACCCGTTCTGCGAAAATAGCGTACCTGTTTACCTTATTTTTCATAACTTCTCTCCTTTTAAGTGTACAAACAGCCTAAGCCCGAACCGCGCTAAGCTGAGATTTCAAACTATCTGCACTACTCTTGTGCCCATTAATGGCCGCCTCTTGGGTTGGCTTCTGGCCATTCCCTGGGTGTGAGTGCGTCGCCAGGGTGGCGGCCAGGGCAGACACTACGCTTATTAAATCTTCTAGCACTTTCAGCACGTTTAAAGATTCACTGCCTAACCAAACCTTACCGCCGTCTTTTACCTTGATGGTTTGGCGAACCTTGGCCACTGATTCGCGAATATTTCCGATCTGTTCTTTTAAATCGCGGCCCGCTGAAATATTAATATCACTGGCTGTTGTAATATTTAGATTATCCAGCGCGGATAAGTTCAGGCCACCAGCAGATAAGAAACGTAAAGCCCCAAGCGCTTCAATTATTTTTACGCCGGCCACCTCTTCTACGGAATGTTCCCGTACCTGTCGGTATTCACTGTCGCAGCTCGCTTTAATTTCGGCGGCCTCGGTAATTCTGCATAAAGATTTTTCGCGTATATCCCCGTGAGTTTCCCGGCTCCATTCTGCGCTGGCGTCCACCTTTTGCCGTACTGAATCGCTTTGCTGCCAAATTAAATCCTCACGGTCGAGCGCTGGAAGCCCTACCCCGTGCGATAACACCGTGCGTATAAATGGCTGGTTTGGCTGGCCATAAGCAAAAGCCAATTCAACCACTGTGCCCGGTTGCGGAAAACCAAAGGCCCCACGCTCATTGCCTGCATATTGCAGTGGCAGCGGTACACTACGAAAAATAGGCAAGCGCTCATCGGCTTTACCTTCAGGGGTCAACACATGCACATCCACCCCATAACGTGGGCGGAACTCTTCCGCTAATTCTGACTTTTCCATGGGGTCACTGATTGCAACCACTTTAGCCAGTATCGGCAAATGTAATCCGCTTTTTATTTCCGGGTAGAGCCGACTGATTAAGCGCTTTAATTGCTGTTCCATGGGTCCGCGCTCCAGGTTAAATTCATAAAGTTACCGGTGAGCTCTACTTTAGTTGCGTAGTGTCCATTTAATAAAACACCAGGGCGCAGCCGTGGAATACAGGCCACTTTTGCCCGGTTGGAAATACCAAAGTCTGTGGCAAACCCTGCTGGCAGCTCCAGGGCGCGGCCCGCCCAATAACTATCAGCCCAGCTGCCTACAAATACTTTGCCGTCGCCCTGCTGCTGCCAGGTGTATTGCGGTATCCCGAAGGCTTGCCCTAGGTGATCCATAACCCAATAACCAGTACCCGCACTATAAAAAGCCGGTGCTTTATTATCGGTATAACTTCCTTTACCGGTTATGAACTGCAAACCGGTAATTGCAGACACAACACCCAACACGCCAGCCAAAGTTATATAGCGCTCTGCCAGTGGGACCAGTTGCGCAAGTGAGGCAGTGAATTCACGGCACATTAATTTTTTTCGGTCGTTATCTACTGTTGTGCAATTCGTTACATAGCCCATAAAAAAGCGCTGTAACTGGTTGGGCTTGTATCCCATATCCAATTGCACCAGCCCTTTTAATTGGGTGTTACTGCTCACGGTAAAAGCCGCACGCCCAGGGGAAAACAAATCAAGGCGCACATCGTCATCGATGAGCGGGACAGGCTCGCCATTCACTGTTAGCCGTTTATGCAACTGCACCGGCGCTCTCCTCTTCATCCGGTGCTAATGCGTCATCAGCAAACTTCAATACTTTTTCAAAGCTGGTTAGGCTCTCGGCTTCTTCTTGATCTTCTACCCCTGTTGCGGCCACCTGTTCACCGTTGGCGCTCTGCTGTTGGGCAGTCTCGGTTTTCTGTCGCTGCTCGACCTTTTCGGGTATGGATAAATATTCCGAGAGGGTGAAATTCACCCGCCATGCGGTTTTTTCTGGGATCTTGCGCGCGTTTACAGATTCATTAAATTGAACTTGGCGAATATTCATAGCCCGCGCAGTTTCATCAACAATATCAAATACCGTGAGTTTTCCGTTTTCATCCACGGATTCCGCTTGCTGTATCAACTCGGATAAATCGTCGGGGTTATCCATATTGATAACCAGGGAAACAGTCAACGTCTTTGGTTTAATACCGTTTTTGGCCCGGTCGCTGCTGCTGGTATTGCCGCCTAGTGATTCGGTTTCAATACGCAATACACCATTTACGGCTAGCTCAGTACCGCGCACTGTGAAATCGTTTAATCTCATAACCCGAACAACTCCTGCAGAATGGTTAGCTCACCAGGGGAACCGGTAAACAGCATGGCCGCGCTAAAACCGTGGTCATGGTCAAAGGGGTGTGTGGCGGTAATCTGGCTGGCTATCTGCCGGGTTGTGCCGGAAGCAAACAGGCAATAGGTATTACCGGTCCCGGTAAACTGTGCGGCCAGGATTTCCGTATTTGCCCGCACTGTGTCCAGGTACTGGCGCTTTTTATCCGCCAGGGCTTGCAGCTCCTGAACAGGGTTGGTGTTCTCCACCTCGTAACCGTGGGCGCTGGCAATCTCCGCCCCTATCGCTTGCGAAGCCCAGCGGGCCGTCTGTAGCTGGGTAAGCCTGCGCGGCCTCCAGTGGCCGCCCAGGGGCGCGCCAGGGAGTACCGACTTTTCAGACTCCAGGCGTAACAGCTGTTCGGCGCGGTGCTCTGCCTCGCACAACTCAGAGAGCGGGAACAACTGACACACCGCTTTCAAGCGCTCGGCAAAGGCTGATAGCGTCTGTTCCGCAAAGAGCACGCACACGGCCTCCAGGGAACCCCCAGGCTTGAAGCTGTCACAGGCGTCCCCCAGTTTGGCTGCTAGTGCCTGCTGTGCATTGGGTGCCGATAGGTGCCGGCTGTAGCTTTCCCCCTGCCCTACGCCCTCTTGATAAGGGTGAACCACTAACGCGCGCAACTCAGCCCCGAATAAATCTACCAGGGTATTCTGTGTTGCCGCGCTACCGGTTGCGGTGCTGGCGGTTGGGTTGGTCGCGAAGCTGGGGGAAATCTCCCCCAGTCGTGACAGTGCCGTGTTGATTTCCCCTTTACCTTGCTCCAGAGCGGTGTTTACCGAGTCGCTAAGGCCCTTGGCGGTGGGGGGAAACTGCACCTGCGCGCTCTGCCAAGTCATCAGCTATTTTTCCCAAGGGGTCGTACGCTGAATACAGGCGACGCGTATGCCAAATATATAAATATGCTGGCGACCGTTAACCACAAAGCCTTTATTGTCTGGCAAAGGCTTTATATGGTGCAAATTATTGATGGTCGCAAACGGCGTGAATATATGGCGCGGCGCAAAGTGCCAGCGGATAAATTCCCAGATTTTTCTAAACATTGTTTAAACCTCCAGTGTTTTTAATGATTGCAAAAATGGGCGAGCGATAGCCATAAAATCAGCATCCTCTTCCGCATCTCTGACTTTGGTTTTCGCTTTAATCCGAATATCGCGGATCTTATCGATAGCGCTATCCCAATTGCTGGCCGCTTTTAGAATCTGTTCTGCGGCTTCCTGTGGCTCCACTTCTTTAACTTCTGCGTGGGTCTGCACAACTGCCGGGACATCGCCTGTAAATTTGGCATCCTTGAAACGCTGTGCTTCAGTCCTTACCCGCGTGTATTCATCGGTAATGCCGAAGCCAATACGTACAAACTTAAGCCGCGTTTTCCCCGCTGTGTTGTCAATCACATCAAGGGCAAATTGCCGGCTCGCAATAATGTCTAACTGTTCCTGTTCTTTGGCATCAGCCTTGGCTTTTTCCTCATGCCAACGATCAATCACTTTTTTAAATTTCCGAATAGATGTGATCTTTTTATGCGACCCATTGCGCATTTCAATTTCACCCGCAGGCTTTACCCCTTCATCACTCCACTGTACCGCCCACATCGCATCATCGATGAGACCCGCCAAATCAAACTTGAAGGCAAGGCCATCAATCACGACGGTATCGTCTCCCGCGTCGCCATTAATGATGGTTAGCTGCATAAATCCCCCTAAGCAATTCGAATAATATGCGCGGCGGCGTAGTAGCGCTGGCGCACATCAACAGAATGAGAATGATTGCCAACGCTGCCAACCGTAATGGTGTGTGAGTGGAGACCATCATTTGACGTTACGTAACTGTGCTTATGTGTCCCGTCTTTATTTACCGACACTGAATGATTATGTGTACCGTTACTGGCAACGCTTACCGTATGGGTATGCGCCCCTGTGTTATTACTGCTCGCGGAGTGATTGTGCGCGCCGCCGCTACCATTATTCGCGCCCGTTACCGTCGCGCCGTCGCGGTCACTGGGGTCATAATCCGGGCCAAACCAAGAGGATTCATTACCGGGATATTTCAGCATTGAAATACTATTAATGCTGTGCCCGTGGGCTGGTATACGCGAAGTTGCCAGGGTGTGATTTGCTACTGAAATCGTATGGGCGTGGGCCCCGGCACTGCCAGTTGACGCGCTGTGCGAATGGCTACCCGCATTACCACTTGAGGCCGAGTGCGTATGTAGGCCTCCATCCGCAGTGTCGCCCGAATGCGTATGCGCCCCCGTGGTACTTGATGAGGCGGTGTGCGTGTGGCCACCATTGGCGGAACTTGTCTGCGAATCGGCGCCGCCGCTTTCGCCTATGGCATACTGGGCACCCGCACAAACAATTACCCGGCTGATGGTATTTGGCCGCCCGTCTTGGCCATCACAAAGTGCCCAGCCTTCGGGTATATCATCAAGTGTCCCGTGCCAGAAAACCCCAACATTTTTTGGAACTAAATGGTCCAGGGCCGCCCATAACTGTTTTGGGGAAACATAGGTTTGATCATCTGCACGCTCTAAAACCTGCGTTTGAGTTGCGCGTTTGACAATACCGTGCTCAGTGGTTGTTGCGAATTGATTGACTGATACATAAAGATTCGTGCGGGTTGTTAAATATTTAATTACCCCGCCTTCATTAATATTATGATAAGCGCGTCTATCTTGCGTGGAACCACTGACCGTTAAGCCTGCAATTCTCTCCACATAATGTTGAACCCCTGCGCTATCCACATAATCATCTTTAAGGCCGACATAAACCGTCACCACGGCTTTAACTTGATCAACGTCCTTTTGTAAAGAAACATCCAGGCAAATTGACTTTGGTAGACCACTCGGAGTAGGGACAAAAATGTCTTGAGCATTAACAATGCGAATACCTTCAACGTAAGCAATGCCCGGCAGTATTTTGTAATCTCCATTGTCTGCAACCAGCTTCCAACCACTTTCAAAGAAGGTAGCGCGCCCGTATATATCCCGATTGCTGAGGCGTACCCGCTCATCCATCGAGTTTAACCAGGCAGTAAAATCTATCTGCCAGGTCTCGGCGGGTACGTTGATTCCTGTAGCCTGTTGCGCGTCGGCAAACTGTAAAAGGAAATTGCGGGTAATATTATTTCCCTGAACACCATTTGCTGTGGCGGTTTTAATTGTTCGCGGTAGATAGGCAACCGCTATAAGAGTCGAATCACTAGCCACCAGCCCCAACCAGTTAAAGGGGAAATCACCCACACTGGTATCCATAGCCAGCGAATAAACCACCTTATCCAGTGATAAATAGCCTTTTTGAGAAACTGCCGCCTCATGCACTATGTCATTGATTGCTGGCATTGCCTCAGCCGGATTAACCGGCTGCGTATGGTCCAAGCCGCTAATATCCGCAAGCACAAACCGGGAAATTTCTACCGGCTCACTGGCCCCGGTCTTGGCGGCAATGTAGGCCGCACCTGTATTAATAATTGCTGGCATATTCTTTTCCTACAATGAAGCCTTTAAGAATCCGTTATCGTGCCCACAATCCGCCGTGCGCAATTGCACTTGTAGTGGTGTTAAAACTTCAAACTCATAGCGACGGCACAAGCGGCCATACTTGCGCAAAATGATTTGTAATAGTTCCGGGTTATCTGCCATTTGCTGATCTGACAGATGCAACTTGATTACATCCCAATCCCTGTCCGGTAGGCGCTCTTCAATTTCCACGTATCCAATTAACAAGCGTTCAAAGATCCGTTTAAGCCCAGCTACGCTGCCCGCGTCCTGTGCATTCACAAACGCATATTTCACCCGCAATCGATACAGCCGCATTGATTCACCATCAAACCGCGCTACCCCCTTTTGCCATGCCAGAAGATCTAAAACGCCGGGTATACAGGTTTCAGGGTCCAGCTGTCGTACTGGCCAATAAAGCCAGCCTTCCACCCTTTCCCAGAATCGCTGGGTGGCTCTTTCCAGTTTGGATAATTGCGGACCACCCAACCAAAAGGATAATTTTAATTTAATCATGCTACTGTCACCGATAGGCTATTGATTCTCGGTAAATTCATCTGACTAACGATGTAATCAAGATTGAAATCAACACCGCGCAGCAATTCAAATTGGCTGTGTAACTCTCCCCCCAGGAATGAGAAAGAAAAGCGGCTCCAGGGTTTAACCAGGGTTGGTTTGTAGTCTTGATTTTCACGGAATGCCGCGCGAATAAAGTGCTCAACATCCGCTTTTATATGATCCTTGGTATCCCCGCTGAGGCCATCAATCGCGTATACCGTGACGGTTATGTCATGCTGAGATTCCGGCATGGGAAACACTTTTAAATCGTCGCCGTGCCCGTGGTTGCCTTCATCGGATATTTTCCGCTGTATGCTTTGAATAAAAGTGGCATCCGGGTTGCCTATCTCAAACATCACATAGGCGTCCGCAGTACCAGGGCCGCGTGGTGCATCGCTATTGAAAAACACATTGTCATCGTTCACCCCATCAAAGCCCGCAATTAGTGACCGGTAAACTGCGTCTGTATGCCACTGGTTCACAGCCTGATACTGTGTGCGAATGCGCTTGCGTAACTCTTCCGGGTCTTCGTCATCTGTGCCGGGATGTGTTAACCAGTCAGACAAATTAGTTACAGCAATAACACCAGGCAACAGCACCGGCAAAACAGAGTAATAGCCCGCTGCCAGGTTGTAAGCGCTGCCGGCTTCTTCCGCTTCAACTGGGGCCAATACCGTTTCCAGACCGTCAGTAAAGGTAACTTTTGCTGTGGTACGCAGGGTATACACTCGCCCATTAATTACCGGGCTTTGTATTGCTGTATTCTGGACAACATCCAGGGAACCGGAACTATCAGCACGGGTGAACTGTACAAACCCCCGCGCCTTGCCTTTTTTCTTCGGCTCAAGGTTTACCCCATCGGCATGTAATGCGAGAAATTCACCGCTTGCGGTCTTCACAAACATTTGGGGCATCACAGACTTAATTAGCGCTCGAATCAGCCATATAACCGGGGTGGTAATGAGTTCAGTCACCATACGCCACCAGGGCGATATATCCCGCTTATTGGTAAAAGCGACTTTTTCCTCGTCAACATCGCCTTCAAATATCTTGCGCACTTCCTCTTCAGTGGTTGGAACGCCACCCTCTTTCAAAAGATTTGTGAAAAGTTCTTGCTCGCTCATAGGGTGAACTCTATATGTTGATACTCGACAGTTTTCGCAAAAACTAAAACGATTTCTTTTTCCAGCCGGGTTAGCTTTGCCGTTCCCGGCTGAATGCGCGTGTCACTCTCCACCAGATTTTCCAAGCGCGAGAGATTCAAGGCCCATTTATCAGCCTGTCTTTCACCGACCAACTCCACTAATAAACCGCTTTCGCGGATCATGTGCTTAATATCCTGCGCAATCGATGCACGGTCGCTAATGCCTATGGGCACACCAACCGAGTCGAGTGCTATATCATTGTTAACAATCAACAGGTCTTGATATTTAGGTTCAGCCATTAGCCCGCCGCCATTTCCATTTCGTCAACAAAGCCATAACCGCTAACAGGGTTATACACTTCCACTTTTTCGATAGTTGTACCGCCGCGCTGGTTGTTCTGGATATGCTGAGAAATTCCCCCAGTTGGCACAGCGCTTGGTTGATACTGAGGCGTTAAAGCTTTGGGAATGCTGGTGCGTTCTCTATCTACACTGGCTTCAATATTGATACCCGGTATCAGGTTTAATTTTTCTACTACCCAATCCGCAGCACTGCCCAGCGCATCGAACAAATTCAATTTGCCTAGCCAATTCTTAAGACGGGTAAAAAGCGCGGGGATCTTCATTACTTGTTTAAACAGGAAGCCTACGCCATCAACGGCCAGCAGAAACGGCGCGGCTAGAATGCGCGTTATTGGATTGCCTTCTATTGCTTTGCGAATAGAACCCCAGCGCTCAACAAATCCATTAATAAACCCAAGGGTTGCGGCCTTGACGGTATCCCAATGAATTACCAGCATTGCCAGCCCTGCAATCAAACCGACAACAGCAACCGCAATCCATGTAATAGGATTGGCGTAAAGGGATAAACTAAATAATAGAGTTGCGATCCGTGCGGCCTTGAGCCCTTTGGTAAGCAGTCCAAAAGCACCGGTACATAGTGCTGTCGCTCCAGTCCAGGCGGTCTGCCACCCTATCAACCCAGCCATGGTTAATTGCACCACACCACCCACGGCGGCGAATAACAGTACCGTGCTGATAAGCCCAGCAATCACTAGTGTGGTGATTCCTATTGCTTTGGTGAGGTGCGGGAATTTATAGGACCAGTCAACCAGGGTGGCGTTTCCCTGGGTGAACTTTTCAACGAGCGGAGAAATAACAGGTAATAGAGAATTACCAATCACCGCGCGCACTGCTTTACTACTTTGGGTCCAGCGGTCGAAAGGGTCGGCAATTTCGGCTGCCATGCGCCGCGCCTTCTCCATACCCTTTACGTTGCCCAGGGCTTGAATATTATTGGCCAGCCCTTTTGTATCTAGCATCAGCTGTTGAATCAGGGATACGGCCTCTTTACGGCCAAACGCCTTCATTAACAACTGGCCCTGCTCTACCGAACCCAAACCGGCAAGCCTGCCCTCTAGCTTGCCGAGAATATCCAATATCGGGAGCATCCGTCCGTGGCTATCGGTAAACTGTAACCCCAGCTGGCCCTGTGCTTTGCCTACCCCCTGTAAAAACGCCTTATATTTAGTACCGGACTCACTGCCGCTCATGGTGGCCTGTAGCTGGCCCATAATGGCCATCTGTTCGGCCATTTTTATTTTGTGTGATTGCCCTTCTGCACCCAAGGCGGAATAGGCAGAAGCCATTTCGGCACCGTTGGTTTTAAACATCTGCACCGCTGTGGCTGTTTGTCCTGCGACTATCTCAACCCATTTGGCATTGCCCAGCTCTTTAGCATCATTCTGAAAAATGCCATACATGGTGCCCATATAATCAGTGATGGTGCCCACGTCTGCCTTGGTGCCTTGCGCAAGTACTGCGCTGGCCTCGGTAAACTTGGCCAGCTCCCCGCCTTCTAACCCTCCAATTGCGCTCTGAATATCATAAGAGGCCCGAATAAAATCATCGGCACCGGTTCCATACTTAATGGAAGATGAAATAGCCGTGCGCTGTAATTTGTCCAGGGCTTCGCCGTGTACGTCCAGGCTTCGTACTTCGCCCATTGCGCGGTTAAGTTCGATGGAGGGACCGAGCAGCCCGGAAAGTGAGCGATGCAAAGCCCAGGCCCCAGCAGCTGAACCACCGAGCATGGCGCCGCCTTTTGTGGCACGATTGGAAAGCCGTTGCATTTGCGCATCGATCTTATTGATAGGGCCGCTAGCCGTATCAATTAACCCAATACGAAACATCAGCTTTTCAAATTTAGTGCTCATTACGCTATTTCTTCCAGGCTTTGCCGATTCCGTTGGTTACAGCCGCTTCAAAGTTCTTCCAGTGTTCCCGCTCTAACAGAGTCGCAGTTGCCAACGTATCTACTGTGAGTGGTTCCCCAGGAAGCCACTTGCGCGCATAGGCGCACAATTGGCTATACCCGTTATCTGCCATCGCATCGGCAAGGGCTAAAGCTTTTTTACAACTACGTTCAAGTCCGGGGTGTAGGCTTCATAAATATTGGTACCAATAGTAATTTCACTGCCGGGTTTATTAGCCAGGATCTTTACAAGTGCCTCCTTGCCATCATCGCTCACAGTGGAAACCAGAAAGTTGTGGAAGGCATTCACCTTGTTACCCGGCCCAAGCACATTAACCAAACTGTTGTATTCACCGCGAGTGACTTTGAATACAAAATCCTGGCCCTCAATGTGAGCGTTAAAATCTTGTGTATTTTCGTCAGTGATTTCTTGTACTTCTTTAGTGGCTTTTGCCATTTTGGTTTCCCTCAATTTTGAGTTTATTGATTAATTAGCCTTTGATATTTAAGGCCGTTTTAAATCCAGCCCATAAAGTTGCAAACAGACCGGAAAGAACAATTCCTAGAACTATTCGCTTAGTCCATACCCCTACTTGATCTGAGGCGACACGCTGCCGCCGTAAGTGTGCAAAATCCTTTTGCATCTCCAGAATGTTTTCTGTATCCACACCAAGCTTTTGTAGTAGTTCGTCATTGGCTTCCTTTGCCGCCCGCTTCGCAATTGCTTCTGCTTCCTGCTCAGTGAGGTTTGCCACTATCTGCCCTCCGTGCGTGCCCTAAATGCTTCTGTAATCATTGGCATTACATTGCGCACAGCACGCTCACCAAAAAGAAAACCTAAAACTAAGAAGTTAATAACAATTAATGCGGTTTCCTGCTTCTCTGTAAGAGCCCATTCACTAAACCAAAGCCAATCCAAATAGATTGTGGCGAACCCCCAGAATGGGCGCTGACAACCCCTTAAGAAAAGGACCACCGGACCTAACAGCGGTATTGATTTAAGGTCATTAGCGGAACCCTCCAAAATGCGCACCCTCTCTGTGTGTGCTTTTTCCGCTTCCAACGCGGCCTCGTCAGCTTCCCTAGCCCGTTGGAGTTCCATGCTTTCAAAATCCATACGTGCTTTGGAGCGTTCGGCCTCGCTCATACTCGGCGGGAAATATTTCTGAGCCACATCAAAAGCCAACTTCCCAATACCACCTGTAGCAACATCCACTAATTTTTTTAACAGCTTCATAGGTCCGCCTCTTCCAATAGTGTGTAAGTAAAAGTGGTTCCCCACTGTTCCGCCGCCCGGTCACACAAGGCAATCAGCAATGAAAAATCGAAAGGGTTAGCCAGCACTTGGCAACCAGCACTCCATTTATCAACCCGCAGGCTTTCACGGGTTCCGCTGGCTCTATGGCAATTGATACCGAACAAGCCGTCATCGATAGGTGCATCCATATCGATAACCGAATCCCGGTTATTGTCTCGGTACACTCGCGCCGGCTTGCGTTGTACCAGGGCGCGATACTGGCCCCTGTGTAATCCCAGTTGCCAAAGGCCCGGATACTGCCCAGGAACTAAAATGGCGGTGCCATCGGTGTTAATCGGGTTCTCTCTCCAAAAGGTGCCGGGGTCGGTGGTAGCCGGAAACACCAGACAATGCGGTACGCCATCAAAACGCCAGGCAACGGCAAAGTGATCGTTAAAAGAATTGGATTGATTGTCCGCTGTGCGAATACCAATCAAGTTCAAATTAAAATCACCTTCGTCAAAAAAGCGATAGCCTTTTCTGATCATTGCCGTTTGCAATTTTCCGTAACGTATCCGCATTTCAATTACCGTCCTGTTTTTTCAAAGAACCCCTGACACTCAACACACCGAGTCACACCGCCGAAGGCTTGCCGCTCTTTCGGTATAGGCCCATCGCAATCCTCGCAGTTCTCCAGGCTTGGCTTGTCGAAGTTGGTGCGGTTGCGCTGTGCATCCAGCGAACGCTTGCGCTCCTCCTCTTCAAGCTGTGATGCCCGGTCAAATTGGTCTGGCATGGTAGGCCCTTAGTTCAGCCGTTCGATTTCTTCGGGGCGCAGGTAGGACACGCCATTGACCTTTACAAACTCGCGGCCTGTCACCTCAAAAGTAATCGTGTGCATCAAACGTTCATTGCCCTGTGTGGCGTTGAGCAAATCCGTAACACTTAACTTGCAATCAAAAGCCTCAATGTTGAGCTTTTCATCGCTGGACTCTGCATTAAATACCAAGTCAAAAGTTGGCAATCCCCGAAAGCTACCCGCTTCTTTAGCGGCCTGAAGAATAATATTGAACTGCCCGGTATTTAATTTGATTTCACCACTGGCGGCGACATCACCCGGAAGAAAACCGTCAGGTATTCCACGGGTTTTAGTGGCGCCGGTGCCGTCTTCTATGGATATGCTGGCTTCATCAAAGTTGACTCGGTAACTACCGATCATCGCGTCAACATCGCGCCCAGATAATTTGGACATAGGTAAATACCCCCAGTATTTAAAAATTAATATTTGTGATTTTTATTAACTAAAATCACCCAGCGTTTGTCAGGTCGAGCGCAATATTCACCACAATCTCTTTCGGTGAGTTGTAAGGCGTAACCTTGAAAAACACCCACACCTTATTTCGAGTTGGCCACGAGATTTCTATATCGCCATCCTTCGGCGCTTTGATTTCGCCGGGAAATACCGTTGAGCCGATTTGAATACCGCGTGACATCTCCCGCAGTGGTCGGGAAAAGTAAGTTTTATTTGAGGCAATAGAAGCCGGGGTACTATTCAGTTGGCGATTACCAATGCGCGCAATTGCCAACACCCGGATCGCTCGCGCCGCTTTGTCCACGACACGCAGGTTTTCGATTACCTGATAATCCCCGCCTTCAGCATCCAGTAAGTTACAGTCACCCCAGTAAGTGCCGGAGTAATCTGTATAGGTCTGGGGTACGGATAGCCTCAGCGCATCCAGGCTGGCGAGCATGGCATTGTCTAAGGGTATGGAGTCCTTATCATTCGGGACCGATCCCAGCGACAACACGGGCCCCGTTTCAACGCGCATAGGGGTATCGGCAATAGTCACCGCACGGTTGCACAAGCGCCCCACCAACACGCCCAGGTTATTCCCGTGCAACAGAGGGACTGGTGATAGGCGGTAGGCCCTCACCGGCTCCACAATGGCTGCCTGTGCTGCCAGGTAGTCACTCCAGGTTTGGCTGGTGTCATCGATGCCGGGGGTAGCCACAAGCATTGCTACACGCCGCCCCATGCTGGTTCTGATGCTCTCCGCCTTGGCAAAGGCTACATCCAGGTCGTTAGCGGCCAAAGCTGGGGTACAGACCGCCACAAGCTCTGGGGAAACGCTCTGCATAGCGGTATCCAGGCCCACCTTCCAATCGTCGGATACATCCAGGGGAAAAGCCCAGGCTTGCCAGTTCTCCCCGCCGTTTGCCTGTGCGGCGGCCACCTGAGTTTTCAGTTGCGATTCATTGGCCCCTAACATCTGGTCCAGGTCGCTTTGAGAGTTCAGCGCTACCACACTTCCCTTGCTGGTATCGCCCACACCCAGGAAAAGCGCCTTGCGTTCAATTTCGTCAAAGCTTCCCTGCCCCAAATTCAAGTTATTGACTGTTACCTTGCCCAGTGCCATTTGGCCCCCTATGCGCCTTTAACGCGTCCGCTTGTTTCATCAAATATTTTGCTGGCCAGTTCGGAGACTTCCCGTTCTGTAACCCCTAAAAAATCACGTTCTGGTAACTCAATGACCCAACGGTTTAATCGTGGGTCATCGCGCAGTGTTCTTAATATCAATCCCGCTTGCCCAAGGCTGAGGTTTTCCTTTATCCATCGCATGGTGGGTTTCTTTTTTCGCCCACCGGGCAAGCGCACTTTGTAGCCTTCTTTCTTCAGTGCCCGTGCCTGATAACTTGTCGCCGGCGCGCCGTAGTCCGGCTGGCCATAAACCTTTTCCGCTTTCTTGCTGGTCCACTCTTCCGGCTCGCCGTACTGGTGCTGGTGCGCAATCTCGGCGGTTTTACCATCGACAAAGAAAACTTCACCACCTAACTCAACGCCCTTAGACCGCATCTTTTTACTAAGGCCGCGCAACATTTTTTTACGGTCCTTTTTTTTGCGCTTCTCCCAAGCTTTACCATCCAATCCTTTCTGCTCGCGCAACCGTTTGCGGCTGTAGGTACGTACCTTGCGAGCTATGATTGCCCCCACGCGCCGTTGCTTTGCTGGTGGCATCTTCAGCAGCTGCAATTGCTGCCGCACTTTTAAATGTCCGCTTAGATCAATTTGCATTGGGGTACGGGGCGTCTGTTGGTAAATCTTTGTTGTCCCCAACTGCTACTTGGTTTGGTTCATCAATCGGCACAACGGCCACCGCCCAGTTTTCCCCCAAGTAATTAATGGGTCCGTTGTCATCCGGGACTAAATCGACGCTCTCAAAAAATGGAATTGAAATTTCAATATCTACGGATTTTTTATCAACTGGCGTGACTTCGATTGTCGGTTCAGCAACCCTGTCGTGGTGGCGTTCGCTGTCGTGCTCCATAAGCCAGGTAGTGACTAGGGCGAAAACAAAGGCCGAATCTCCAATAAATTCTTCAATGATTATTTCCGCTCTATATTCAACCCGACTTACGCGAATGCCGTTGCCTAGATCTTTGCTGCAAGCCTCCACCTTTACGTCATCCATAAAGGATTCAATCTTTGTATCAGCTACCAGATTGGCGGAACGTAAGTGGGAAAAAATGGCTTGTAGTTTTCTGCCGGCCATCGCTAGATCAACTCCACAGTGATATTGGTTTCAATGCCGCGCAGTTTACGTATCGCCTTGTCAGACTCTGCGCGATACATCTGCTCTGTTTCCAGACTTTCCGCTGCTTTGTTTTCTCCAATCTCGCGCCGGGTAATAGTCGCTGATTGTCGAAAAGCCATAGCTGTTGCTTGTGCAAACACGGCGCGCTGGTACTGAATAATTAACCGGCTTTTTCCGCCTATCTTCTGCGCGGGTACAGCTTCCAGGGTTGCGTGTCCCGCTGCCTGCCATGCCGCTTGCTCATCAATCAAACTGTCATTGACATCAAGAATTGACAGCCGCAATAGGTGCTCTGTCTTCTCCTGCATTATGTCCGCCGGCACACCGTACATTTTTTGGAAATCACCCAATGTAAGGTCGGGGAAAAAACCGTTGTTTTCTATAACGGCTTCCAAGTAGGTGTCAGGTCTTCCGGTAAAGCTCATAAAGCAAGTCCATATTTAAAAACGCGGCGCCAAGTGGTTTGCTTGAACGCTCAGGGCGACAGGCGCCCCACTGGCCCGCGCGGGTGGTGGAACTTTTATGAATTGTTTTCTATTTTTTTATAGAGAACCTGAAGCCGGGTTTTTACACCCGCTTTACCAGGGTTAGATTCTTCTGCGGCTTCGAACCATGACACGGCGGCTTTAATCTCTCCCGCACGCTCAGCAAACATGCCGGCCACCTTGTATAGTTTGCTGAGTACAATGGTATTGGTTACTGGCCACGTTTCAGTTTTCACCAGTTGCACAACCTCATCGAGATAAGGGGAAGCACTGCCGTTTTGTTTGAATTGCTCTAAGGCCCAATCGTGGAACCCTTCGACCATAAAAGTTTGTAAGTCAGCAGACTTGAAGAAGCTTGGTAGTTTTTGCTGCTGCTCAACTGCAAACTTGGCAAGTTTCAATGCCGTTTCAATTTGCCCAACATCCAAGGCCCAGATGGTGCAGTACACCAGGGGCCAATTCTGGTAGCGCTCACCTTTTCCTCGGTACATTTCTACCAGTGGCAGATACTTAGGCAACAATTGACGCTTAAGCTCAATCTTTTCTTTAATGTCGGCACGCTCTTTTAAAAGCTCTAGATCCCGATCAAGAGATATTTGAACCAAATCGCGAGAGCTATCATCTTCAGCAGCTTCAACCAAAATTTCAGGCTCAACCGTGCCTTGCTCCAAATCTTCCTGAATCTTTTCTGCTTTCACTTTGGCTTTACACTTGGCCTGATGTTGCAAAGTAATAAACGGCATTTTCTTAACCTGTTTTAATTTTGATTTTTAAAAAGCCCCCGGCCCGAAGACCGAGGGAAATGCCGCTCACCTATGCCCAGCCGCCGTTGCCGTCAGGAAGTTGTACATTGGCAAATTCTAGGCCCGCTGTTTTTTCTTCATCTTCCAGCACATAGCCTTCGTTTACAGAGTTGTAGTCCTCGACGCGCTTCCGCTTGGTAGCGTTTGCTACTTCACGCCTCCAGCTATCTGATTGAAAATAAATGGAAAGATTGTCCAGGCTGGTAATAAAGATTCCGCGCGAAGGAAAGAATGCAACGTCGGTAACAATAGGTAGACCTGCATAGACCTTTGTCACCACCTCTTTTTCTATTCGCTCTTTCTCACTGGGCTTTTGGCCCAACGCTTTATAAAGAGCGGCCTTTTCTTCGGCGATAAGATCCTCGCCAACAATTGCCACTAAATCCTTGGCGCCCCGATGAAGAGGGTTAATCATTTGCTTTAAAGCATGAATCGCAGAATCCAGGTTTTCAAAATCACCACCAGCACCAATGCGGATTTTGTTTGCCGCCTGGGTTCCTTCAGAGCCATCAAACCAGTGGCTGCCACCGTCATATTCCCGGCACAACTGCAACCAACCTTTGTTGACATCTTCACCATTGGGATAGGAGGCTTTATCAGTTTTAAGTTCTGCTGCGTGAGTACCTAACCAACCAGTACGTATGCGTGCCAGAGCGATTGCCTTGCGTACCCACTCCCCATAGCGTTTAGACAGATCTGGAAACTTCGCCCAAGAATCAATGGTTACCCAGCGGATATGAGTATCAAACTCTGTAGAAAACAACTCGTATTTTTTACTACCAAGGGAAAGCACTTCGCTGGTTTGACGGTCTTCATTTTCAGTATCGGTGCGTTTACCCACCAAGCCAGTTACTGAACCTAGAATTTTCTCACCCTTAATTTGCTCAACGGGTAACACATTGATTTTTTGAAGGAACTCATGGCTCTCGACAATCGCGTCCGATAGTTCCTGGGCCACTGTGGGTTGAACGCTAAATTCATTAGATACACTGGCTACGCCGTAGGTTGCAGCCATGGCAGTCAACATTGCCGCAAATAATTTACTGGTTTTAGGGTTCATAATTTTTCAGTCCGGTAATTTGTCTTTAAGGGTTAAATACAAAAATTCTGTTAAAGCACACGCTCGGTTGCGTCACCGCCGGTACCTTCAGGGGTATGTGTACCGGGCGTTTCCTGATTCAACGCTTCTGAGAACTGGGTTTTCAACTCATCCAGCTCCTGCTTCACCTGATTAAATTCACTACGTGGCACGGTTTCCGATTCGTCATCATCGGATTCTGTTTCGTTGTTTCCCTTTGGCTTTAAGTTCAAACTGGAAAATGCGCTTTCGACTTCACTTTTAATAGAACTCTTCAACTCGCCCATTTGCTCTTCACTTAATGGCATGTCTTCACCGTCCTGTAATTGATGGGTATTTGGTTTTTGTTCGGCTTGCCTACTGAAAATACGTTTAAAGATGCTGTTATCCTCTTCCAAGGATTCTGCAACATTGATTTGATCACCTAAAAATACAGTTACCTTTTCCTCTTCTCCATTTTGCTTGGAAAAGAGAAGTTCCGAGGCACCACAGCTTGCTGGCTGATCTGTTACGCCAAGACCACTAAGAAAGAACTTCCCTGTTCCACGGTAATTATCTCCAAGCTCTATAGAAGGGTGCGTATAGTCGCCATGGCGATTTGCGCTAATTAAGAAGTCATTTGGAGCAAGAATTCCATAGAGCTGTATCTCACCCTTAAGTTCAGCTTCTTTTGCTGGCTCGACCTTCAGGGCTAGAACTTTTCCGCCATTAACGTAACGGCGATGATCTGGCCAAATTCTGGCTGTGTGAATTTTGGCGTTATAGGTTTCTGCCATATCTTCCAGCCATTGCTTCTCTATCGTGCGACCATCTTCAGCCCCATGCACAACCGATCCACTGGTAGCCAAAACAACCCATCCTGTTTTTAGGTTTCTTGCCATTGTCTGCCCGGTATCAAAGTTTGAGTGTTTTTTTACTGTGCGGACTCTGCCGCTCTGAGGACTCCAAATTTAAAGAGGTAGAGCAAGGCAAACAATCAGATAAATTCCTACAAATTCCTATTTCTGAGATATAGGAATTTTCAGGAATAGAACTACGCAAAAAAAGACTTTCCTTGCGTAAACTGCGCGGCATGGCTAACTACTCAGACGAAATCAAACAAGCCGCTAAAATTATGTGGTTGCGCAGATTGAGCGCACGAGAAATAGCGGATCAATTAAACCTGAACAATGCACGGGTGGTTTACCAGTGGGCGGAGAAAGGTAAATGGGATGAAATGCTCCAGCATGAGACTGTGGAACAAGCCACGTCTCGCCGACTTATTGTCCTCATTGAAAAGCCCAACAAAACTAATGAAGATTTCAAGGAGATAGAGCGCCTAAGCAACCTGCTAGATAAACTCGCCGGTATTGACATAAAGAAAGCACGCGCAGCCAAGGAGAAAGCCGCAGCTTCACGAGGGGAACGCGGAGACGGGAAAGGTAAAAAGAAAAAGACAAGAAACGATATTAGCGGGATAACCGCAGAGCAACTTGAGGAAATCCGTAAGGAGTTGTTCTATGAATATCAGCACCGCTGGCACGAAAACAAGGACCAACGAACCCGCTTTATTCTTAAGTCACGCCAGATCGGGGCTACCTACTATTTTGCCTGGGAAGCTTTCGAGGACGCAATACTTAGCGGTGACAACCAGATATTCCTATCCGCCAGCCGCAGCCAAGCTGAGATTTTCAAAGCCTACATCATTAAATTCGCACGCGAATATTTTGACCTTGAACTTAAAGGAGCAGATTTCATGGAACTATCAAACGGTGCTGAATTACGATTTGTATCAACGAATGGAAGGACCGCGCAAGGATACCATGGTCACTTTTATGCAGATGAAGTGTTTTGGATTCCTGATTTTGAAAACACCAACAACTTAGCGTCCGGTATGGCGACGCATAAGAAATGGCGTCTTACATACTTTTCAGTACCATCAATAAAAAGTCATGGCGCCTACGCAATGTGGAGCGGGGAAAACTTTAACAAGGAAAGAAAAAACAAAGTAGATTTTGATTTAAGCCACAAGGCATTAAAGCAAGGCCTGCTCGGCCCGGATAAGATATGGAGGAACATTGTCACCATTAAGGATGCGGAGGAACAAGGGTGTGACCTATTTGACATTGAACAGTTAAAAATAGAGAACAGTACACCAGCATTCAATAATAAATATATGTGCGCCTTTATGGAGGCGGGACTATCAGTCTTTAAGCTCGGAGACCTTCTTAATTGCTCTATAGATTCCAAGGAAACATGGCGTGATTTCAAAATTGATAAAGTACGCCCATATGGTAATCATCCCGTTTGGATTGGCTACGATCCGTCCCGCAGTGGCGATGGTGCAGCAGTTGTAGTGATTGCGCCTCCATTAAAATCTGGTGGTAAATTCCGGGTTTTAGAAAAAATTGTCATGCGCAATCGCGCTTGGCAGTGGCAGGCGGAGCGAATCAAAGAGCTTACCGAAAAATACAATGTGCAATTTATCGGTGTTGACTGTACCGGACCTGGGTCTGGTGTTTATGAAATGGTACAGGGTTTCTTCCCCGGCGTTACCCCCATTACCTACGGCATTAGCACTAAAACCAACCTAGTGCTAAAAGCGCAGGATGTTATCGAATCGGGCCGGGTTGAGTGGGACGCAGAGCACACCGATTTACCGCAGGCGTTTATGCAGATTCACCAAACCACCACCGGTAACGACCAAATCACTTATGCAGCCAATCGCACCAGCAGCACCGGGCATGCGGACGTGGCCTGGGCACTAATGCACGCCCTCAGCAACGAACCCCTAAACCGTCAACAGCAAACAACAACCGTAGCCTTTGCCAGCTAACGAGTACAGACCATGGGACGCAAGAACAAAAGATTCAAAGCGAAAGCCGCTAAGCAAAATTTAAAAGCAGAAGTCAGGAATGATAATGATCCACTGTTATTTAGCTTTGGCGAGCCTGAACCGGTATTGGGTGGTAACTGGGGCGACTATCTCGGCACCTTTCTACAGCCCAACGGTGACTACTACGAGCCGCCAATAAGTCAGAAAGGATTGGTAAGCTTGCTGGGTGCCAATGCCCACCACGGTACTATTCCATTTTTCAAACGTAACCTTTTGCGTAAATGGTATGCCCCCAATAAGGTTTTACGGCCCGAGTGTTTAGCAAACGCTGGTTTTGATCACTCTGTATTCGGGCATTGTTATTTCAAAAGGATATTTAACCCGTTTGGCCACTTCCTGCGCCTGGCACACTTACCGGCATTTAATATTCGCCGGATGAAAGAAAAAGATCGCTATTGCATGTTGCAACCGAACGGAGCAGATCCAATCCCATTTGAGCCGGGCGAAGTGGTCCAACTGAAAGAATATGACCCAACCCAGCAGATATACGGCAGGCCCCAGTACCTGGGCGGGGTCCAGTCTGTTCTGCTGAATGAAGATAGCACCCTATTCCGGCGCAAGTATTACAACAACGGGGCGCACATGGGGTACATTTTCTACACCGCTGATAAAAACCTGGGTGAAAAAGACAAAGAACGTATCCAATCCCAGATTGAACAGAGCAAGGGGGTCGGCAACTTCCGTTCAATGTTCATCAACATTCCTGACGGGAAAGAAAAGAGCGTCCAGATTATTCCTGTGGGTGACATTGCCACTAAAGATGAGTTTGCAAAAATTAAGGATTTGAGCCGAAACGACATCCTCAGCAGCTGGCGAATCCAACCCGCCCTTGCTGGGGTTATGCCAGAGAACAACGGTGGCTTTGGTGATATTGAAAAAATAGACCGCGTTTACTACGAAAACGAGGTGCTACCAATGCAGAATGTTTTCTTAGAGCTTAATGAATTATTGCCAAGGGGAAAGAAGATTGAGTTTACTCAACCAGATTTCGCCCACACTCAAAACTAAAAGTATAATTTCAATGCTTTTTAATTTACATGTTATACCAAGGTAGTAAAATGAGCGGATGCTTCAGAGAAGAAGGTGATGGTGGAATGCTTATAAACTGTATCAAGTGTGGTAGCAAAGCAACGATAACCAGCAGAAAAGATCTTGACCCTAAGCTTTCACAGCTCTATTGCGCTTGTAAAAACACTGACTGCGGGCACACTTTCGTAATGGACCTAAGTTTTAAACACACTATTTGCCCACCCGCTACAGATCGTCGCGCCCTGCTTTTAGGCTTGATAAATACCATGCCCACTACAGAGCGCAACGAGCTGCTAAAACAACTGGCTACAAGCTAAACTTGGCTTGTAAGCCAATCTGGTAATTGTCGCAGGTCATCATTAACCCCCTCTTGTATCCGCATTAATTCCCGATCAATCAGATTTAGATAGGCTACTCTTGATTCTTGCGGAGCATCCCCCCCAAACATTTTAAGAGCCAGCCGCAAATCAGATAGCTCTTTCACAAACTGTATTCTCCGTTGTTCCACTACAGCCACAAGAGAATTTGGCAGGTTGACGGTCTTACGTTTTGCGTTAGTCATGTCTAAAACTCCATCTTTAAACTAAGCATTCACACCCACTCTTTAGGAAAATTTTCCCTCCAAGTGGCTAACGTAAAAATCTTTTACCATCAAAGAATCACAGCTGTAAATGGAATTTATTTTATATCTCTAATATCGAAATATTACGTGAAAGGGATTTCTAATATCGAAATTTTGGGTGATTTTTACACAACCTGTAAGCAGCCCGCTGTTGAATTAAGGTGTACAGTAATTGACCAACCCTCGCGTACCTGACTATTCAAGCAAAAGGTCCTCAATCGCCTACCAGCTACGACGCTCTCGAACACAGACTGGCATGACAGGTCAAGAATTGGCCAACAAGCTTGGAGTCCATCCGACCAGCCTTTCCAAAATGGAACACGGAGACCAAGCTATCCCCGCGGAACTCCTTGCTGATTGGTGCTGTATCTTGGAGGTTTCTGTATCTACAATTCTTTACCCAGAAGGAACTGATAGAGCCCATGAGGAGGAGGCTCTTTTCTATATGAAAATCCTATCGGAGTTGAACCAAGATCATAGGACGCTAGTTCTTAAGCATTTGGAAATGGTTTATAAGCATGAGAAAAAAGAGAGATGATAGAAGAAGGAGAAAGGGGCTGAAAAGCAGCCCACGATAATTATTTACTAATGTCTAGTTATTAGAAGGTGCTCTATTAAAGTCAACTCTGAGCCGCTAGGAAACTTTGGGCCAACTCTTGAATCTCCCTTTTAAGTTTATCCTTGCCCTTGACTTTATAATCATCAGTGGCCAGTATCATCATACTAATAACATCGTTGATCTCTTTTCTTTCCTTTTCTGAACTTTTTGTTAGAGTTACACTGCCATCCTCACCAAATGAATAAAACTTCTTTTTGCTTAAATTTGGCTGATCATTATCTCTGTGGGTAACTCGAACCCCCCATTCTTTACTCTTATATACTTCTGGCATATCATTTTTTGCAAAACTCTTGACGCCTGTATCCAAATAACTATCCAATTTACCTCGAAAACCTTCCTCGGAGATACCAGCAATAACTACATCCGCAATCAACCTGTTCGAGGCCGCAGGCGGATTCTCACCCTTCTCACCAGTTAGCTGTGTCAGTGCGAGGCTAACATTTCTCAAGGCACCTCTTTGAGAAGTCGCTGTGGACCACTTCTGCTGGGTAACAGTAGTCCTTTCTTTCGACTCGTAAAACTGATCACCATAACTGTCATTTTCCAACACAACTCTACCCGTCCTGTAAAGCTTCCTGAGCTTTGTGATTTCGTACAAATGACCAGGTAAATCACTCATGGTAGAATTCCAATCGGTAGATATCCTGGCAGCAACACCTCTTATCAACTCATTGACAGTTTCACGGGAAACATCACATTCAATCAATTCATTACCAATTGATTTCAATTCGCTTATAAATGGCATTTATACCCTCCTTGGGGAGATCCTTATGTAATCTTTTAAATATAATTAGATTAAAAACCTTAGAGCATCAGATATAACCGATTAACAACTAAAAAGCTATACTCCTGCTATATTAGCAATTTGTAAACGATTATTTTCTCTGATAATCAAAAACAGTACGACAAAATAACGGGGATTAAATAAAACAAGTAATTCACTCCCCAGAGCGGATCTCTGGCTTTAATATGGATATTAACATATCAAATAACACTGCAAGATAAATCATGCGCTAAATTCTAGCGCACGAACTCATCACGATAAAAGGTCTAGAGGGAAGGAATAGCATATTGAAGCTGACCTGACTAACCACCAATAGAAAAATTGATAAATGTCAGATCAACTTTGAACCACTATAGGTGTGGAAATAGATGAATTACTTCTTAGGTTCTACGTCAGCTCCCCGTAGTAGATCTCTAATTGCGATTTCTATGTACTCCTCCAATGTTTCCCCCGTGGAGTTAACTTCCGCTCCATCTCTTCCATAACTTATTTCATATACTATTGGATTAGCATCGGCGCTACACTCGAAGAAAAGTAATTCAGCGCCATCTATACACCTAAAAACAAAACTACTACTTAGTAATTTATCACTATCACCTTCCTCTTCTAACTCTTCCCTGACCTCTTCTTGAAACTCTATCAAACAATCAATAAGCATAAAGCCGCACAGCTCATTTAACCTCTTTGGCCCCCTACCGAAAACCCTTAGAAAGTCAACATAGATTACCGGAAATTTCAACCCTATATTTTTTTCAATTTCACGAATCGTTTTTGAATCCGCCTCAAATATATTTGGGTCAGGCTCACCAATAACGGCTGCGAGATTTTCTGCATATTTAGACAGCCTTGCCAAAAATTCCATATTAAAATTTCTCAGTTGTAATACCTGGGCCACATTCTGCGTTAAGAAGAACTCTGAATGCAATGCTATTCATCACCTCAAATCATAAGAAGCTAAGATAAAACCTTTCCCTTTTCGTTTGATTTCCCCTTTCAGTAACAGATACTCGAAAACAGGTCTAACAAAATTGTTCCCCCCTTTAAATTTATCGTTGAGCTTTCTCAGAACTGGGCGCGCCCCAAACTCACCATCCATTATACGCTCTGCAAGTTCCTGCTGTAGCTCGCTTAAAGAATTTTCAGGCATCGTTGTGTGCGTTACCTCTTCACTTACACATTTTCCTTGATGTTGATTCTTACCTTTCCCCCAACTCTGTAGGGAATGATTGGAGTAAACGTTTAATGCACTGTTAAATGCTAGTAATGCAATCAGCCCTACCAAATCAGTAATTACAGCGAGCGCCAAGAAAGCGCTATGCTGTAGTTTTTGTGGGTCTAAGTGGGTTAGGGTTGCCCAGCCTGTAAAAGCCGCCTGGGCGCTATTTGCGGTACTGCCTTGTACGGCTTTAAGTTGGGCCAATGTCTTATCTCGATTTTCCTCTAGTTCATCCAACCGTTCATCTGTTTCAAGAGCTACTTTCTTGAAATTACCCGCCTTATAACCGGTGATTATCTCGTTTATATTGTTGATTCGCCGGTTGTAACTGTTTAACTGTTGTTTTAACGCTTGATACTCAGCGCTATTAACAGCTATCGACTGTTGTTGCTTTGTTGTGTTGCTTTCCAGAAAGCCAACAGTGGCAGCTATGCTGATTAATACGAGAAAAGGCCATAAGATCAACAGAACATTACCAATAGAACGGCCCTTCCTTTTCAACCATAAACCGAGAGGTGCAAAGGAGAATTTACACAACTCCAGGGCGGCGGCGGTCAAACCCGCCACCAACCCACCAGCAGTTATGCCCCATATCAGGGGCTCCCCCTCAGCAGAGGGAATAGATACCCAGAGACCTATGGTGAAAACTACAGAGGTTCCGCAAAATATAAGGGCGGCTACACCAGTTGGATATATCCAGAAATTCACTTTTTCTCCTCCTCATTTTCACTGGCTTTTTCCTGTAACCAAGTAGTACCCCTTTCTATGGCTGTTAATTTTGTTGCACCGGTAATGGGTAATCGTACATCGCCCACACATGCCCGAAATTCTAAATTTGGTTCATCAGTTTCCAGTTCAGCAGTCACGCCAATACTTAAAAGAAATTTGGCCCTATCTGATACCGATCCGATTTTTTCCCAGGCTTCCATTTGATCATTAGTCATTTGCTATCCTTCACCTTCCCTAGTGAATTTTTCCAGAAACCTTATGAATGTTCTGGGGCTGTATAGGTGGCAGACTGATTTCTTCAAAGATGTCTATTGCGCAATCTGTCAATTGGCTTCTTGCCCAATCACTATTGCGTTCTATCTCAGGCGTTAGTGATCCTCCGTTCACAAGATGCGTTTCGTATCCATTTAAAAGCCCAACCAAATATTCAATGCGATTCAACAGGTCTGTTGAAATAGCAACGGTTTTCTTATCCATGTGCGGCCCCTCCCAGTTCACTATTTAACTTTCTAATATCTGAAACCCGATCTTCATGTGCTACAAAAATATCTTGCGCAGCTCTTAATTCCCGAACAGCTTCCTGCCTATTTACGGTGGTTGTTTCCGGGCAGGCGATACGCTCACGACATAAAGCGAGCGCAAGCTTTATTTGGCGAACTTCAGCTAGATCAAGTACACAAACTTCTTTGGCGGGCATAGCGATTTCCTCATTGTTGTATTTTGAAAACTGTTGCGGGCTCTGCCCGCGATGGGTGTAGGCGGCCTCACGATAGAGACAACCAAAAAGCAATTGATCACGCACAACCTCTGGCCAACTACAGGCGGCGTGGACCTGTGCGTTATTGAGCCATGCGTTGTAAACCTGATATTCAGTAACCGTCTGGTAAAGGCGTAACCCGCGCTGGTTCATTCCTCAGCCTCCCGGCGCATTTCCTGTACCTGCTGTTTCAGTTGGTTCAAGCGGCTGCGCATATCCTCGGCCATACCCCCGCTCTGCTTCTTCAGCCACTGCCCTATCTCGGATCGGGTACGGGTGCAGAGCAAGTGCCAGGCTAGGCAGTTGCGGCGGTGGGACTCGCTATAAGTGTCTGTAGCGGCAGATATAAGGGGGGGGGTGTCGGAAAGACCGAACCGGGCTAACCGCTCCCTCTGCACCAATAAAAAGTCCTTATCTTCCATACACTTAGCTCCCTAATTTCGGTTCAGTTGAAAACCGCACCTGACCGAACCAAAAACCTAACCAATTGATTTATATAGGTTTTTTTAAAGTAAAAAGTTAGGTTTCTAGTTTTTGTTTTTCCTAACTTGGTTCGGTCCTGGTTAGGTAAAAGTTCGTTTTCCCGGTTTCTCTATATCCCGCGTGGTTATTGGCTTTGCGGGCATTTTTGGGTTTCGGTTAGCTCGGTTCGGTCTTTCCGAAGCCCCCTACCGTTTCCTAATCGGCGCCCTTCTTGGCGTCTCTATGCTGGAAAACCCAGCAATATCGAGTGCGGTCGCCGTCTATCCCCGACTTCACGTTTTTACAGGCGATAAACTTGTGGCGGCGGCTGTTGGGCAATAGCTTTTTCAGCTCTCTGATGTCCGGGTGATCCACCTTGGCCAGCTCGCATTGCTGCTTGTAATGAATCAGGTTGATGGCAATTAAGCCGTTGTCTTTGCTGTGATTGAGGGTCTGCGCCTCTACTTTGCCGGCGCTATTGGTGTACACAGCAGGCGCCTCTGTGTCCGCCATTAGGCGAACATTGAGGTAGTCGTATATCTCCCAGAACTTCTGTACTTCCGGGTGATCCGCGCTTAAGCGGCCCTGGCGGTTTACCGCGCGGGTATAGATAAAGTGCTGGATGTCCTGAACGGTATTGGCGGTGAGCGAGGGAAACAGGATGGGCAAAGTTCCAGCCATGGCAGAAACCATCGCATGTGTTTTCACTACACGCTGGTCGTGGATCTCGCCCCGGTGGGCGTACTCCGCATCAAACTTCGGATAGTCCTCTAGGATCTTGCCGATAATGGCTTTCTCTTTGTGCAATGCAGCGGGTAGAAAGCCGCTGACTTCTTCCACTGCGGCTCGCTCGAACTGCTGGGCTAACAGTTTTGTTTTCTCTGAAAAGTGCGCTTTGGTCGCGTGGCAGTGGACTATGCGCGATAGCAGTGCGGGGCTACCGTCTACGGTGTCATTCTGGGCAATTACAATAGAGCCGCGAAATGGCGGGTCTACGGTTTCATTGCCGCGATTAAAGGCACCGGTTGAGCGGATGGCGCGGCCATTGTAGGCGGTCTTCAACTCCTCAAAATCAAAGCTGCCCTTCTTGGCCGAATCGTTCTGACGGTCGGATTCAATCAATACCACCGGCATATTGGACAACTGAGAGAATGCACGGGCACGGGCTGCAAAGGTGGCTTTACTGGGGTCGAAGCCTTCGTAGTCGTCACGACCACATAGCTTCCACAGAAATTCAATCACCGTGGATTTACCAGCGCCGTGCTCGCCAGTTAGCTCCAGGAATGGGAATACCTTTAGTTCTGCTCGGATCTGTTCGGCAAATAGTGAAGCCATCCAAAACGCAAGCGCGACCATGCCTAGATGGGAGAACACCAAGTAGTAATCCTGTATCCAGCTGGAATCAAAGCTTTTATTGTTGTGGATGTAGAGACTTTTAAAGCCAGTTTTAATACGGTCTTTACCGGCAACAAAGTAGCCTTGCTTATTGACCTTTAAGCGTCGGCCATTGTGAAAGGCGAAATCCTGAAAGACATAGGTTTGACAGGACTTGTCGTAACCCAGGTATCCAATAGTCCGCACCTGCTTAACGCCATTATCAAACCAGCGATCACGCAACATCTTGAGCTGGTTTTCACTGCCATCAAATGTACTGCCCGGTGCTTGGTTGAGGAGTGCTTTATTAAAGGATTTTGGGCTCTCTAGATTTGAGCCGGTGAGGGCGACTTGCAACCCCTTCCCTTTGGGAAGATAAATATCAAAAAAATAGGCAACGTCTGTTGTCTCTTGGTCTATCTCGCAGTAAAGAAACCTTGGCAGGCAATTACTAATACTATTGACGTTGAGGTTGCTATTGAAAATTTCCCGCCCCCGGTCTGTGGCCAAGGCATCTTCTAGGGTTTTGACTGCTTCTTTTTCGGTGCCTGTATCCTCTATATCAGTCTGGTTTTGCTCCTCAATAGATTTTGACAGTTCCCGGTTAATATCGTCTTCGATATGGACTGAATACAGGCGGTTATTGAAATCAAGCACCGTATAATTACGGCGTTTTTTGCAGTGCCAGTGGTAGGCTTTTTCTTCAATACTGCCGGCAGTGAATAGGCGCCCCCGGTAAAGGCAGTCTTCAATAAATTCTGGGGTTAATTTATCAGCCCGGTATAGGTCATCCCAGTCGTTACCGCCGCCCACCAGGGCAACATCGACCTTTTCTTTTTGCTTGCGCAAACGATCATAATATTTCTTTGCCATGGAACGACCGGCAGGGTCATCGTCATAGCCAAGACCCCAGGTTATCTCCTGGGCTTTGTGTTCTTCTATTAGCTCTGTGGGCAGGTTATTACTTGAAAATGCGGCGACCACTTTATAGCCGCAAAGCCATAAGGCGATAGCGTGAAAGATACCCTCCACAATAAAAACGGTATCGCCCTTTTCTATCTGCTGGCCTGGGGGCTGCCAGCATTTACCCCCGTACTTAATATGCTTTTTAAAAAAGCTTTTGTCGCCCAATGCGCGCTCATGGGTTTTATTAATTACGCGATCCCAGTAGAAACCGTCCCATAGCTGAAAACGAACCACGGGTGCATAGTCACCTTCAGGTAAAGGCCGCGCGGCCTGTTCAAACCAGTCTCCCACTTTAAGAAGCGGGAACTGGCGAACGTGCTCTATATACGCTCGGGCTGTTGCGTTGGGTTCTTCAGGAGTTGCCGGGAATCTCTCGGAAAAATTTTCGAAAATATCCGGGTAAATATCCCGGACAGGTTCTTCGTACCCACAATTGTTTTTGTGGTTACAGCGCACAGTGATTGGTTTTTCAATCTCAATCCAGGCTGACTTCTTGCCGCAATCTGGGCAGTTGCCAGAATTTAGATACTTGCCACTGCGCTTGAATTTAAAACTCAAATCCTTTTCTAGCGACTCGGCAACATCTCGGTTTATTTGGCTGTAGTCCATAGAAACCGCCCTACTCTTTAGTTGATTGGGCGTCTTCGCCCATGCAGAGCTGGGACAGTTTGACCATGTTGATTAAGTTGTAACGGCCAATCTTGATTGTTGGCAGGTAGCCTCGCTGCACTTGGCCCCGCACCGTTTTTAAGGTGAGACCGGTATCAATGGCATATTGCTCTTGGGTTGAAACTGGTGCTTTCAGTGGTGCTGGATCTGCTTTATCACTCATTCCTTATTGCCCTTTGTTCTGCATTGATTACTTGAGGGCCTATTTTTAGATGCAATAAGGTTTAGATTCAATACTTATTGGGTATAAATGTTAATCTTTGGCGCACTATTCAACACATAAGCTTAGATGTAATGACTTTTTGTTTTGAATTGACTGCTTTTTGGGCTAAATTCCGCACCAAACAAGTAACAGAGGGTAATAAAGGTGAGTGAGGCGCCGACAGATAGTGCGGGAAAGAGGCTGCGGAAAGTTAGAGAAGCGGTAGGTCTTACGCAGGCGGACTTCGCGACGAAACTAAATATAAAAGTTCATCAAGTTAAAAATATTGAATACGGAACCTCTCGGATTCCTGAAGAGGTATTTGCCGAGATTGGGCGCCTTATGCCTGAGCTTCTGCCCTGGGTGGTTTACGGTGGCAAAGTTTCTTTAGAACAACTGGAGCAAAGCAAGAGTGACTTTTGCAAGTTGTTAGTAGTACGCATAGACATTGGTTTAGTTGCCGATGCTCCCTTTCTGGATATTCGGGATGGCAATTAAGAAACTTGATAGTGGGCGTTGGCAAGTAGATATACAGCCACAAGGGCGCGGCGGGCGCCGTGTCCGCAAATCTTTTGATACGAAGGCCGAGGGTATCCGCTGGGAGCGCGCGCAGCTAGCCGCCGCAGACAAAGGAGAATGGGTTCCACCTCAACGTGACAAACGGCGATTACAGGATTTAATCGTAGAGTGGTACAACCTACATGGACATACCCTGAAAAAAGGAGAGGAACGGCGGGACAACCTTTTGTCGCTCTGCCAATTAATGGGTGACCCCCTAGCTAACCAGATAACCGCTGGTTTTTATGCAGAGTTTCGCCAGCAACGCCTAAAGGGTGATTTGAAAACCAACAAGCGCCATCGGGGGCCCATCTCCGCAAATACTTGTAACCATGACTTAGCCTATTTGCGCGCGGTATTTAATGAATTAATTCGCCTGGGGAAATGGCAAGGGGAAAATCCCCTCGCTGGTGTACGGCGACTGAAATATGATGATCAAGAATTAAGTTTTCTTGATAAAGAACAGATAAAAACGCTACTCAGTGCCCTAAAGAAAAGCGGCTCACAACACGCCTACCTCGTGGCAACAATATGTTTAGTAACTGGTTCACGCTGGAGCGAGGCACAAAACTTGCGCGGCGAACAAATTCGCAACAGCCGTATCACCTTCTCAGGTACTAAGAGCGGTAAAGTTCGCGTGGTTCCAATCAGTGAGTCACTAGAGAAGGCAATATTTTTGGAGCGGCCGCGAACAGGCCCCCTCTTCCAATACTGCTATAAGGCTTTTACTCGCGTATTAGACAAGTGCGAGATAGATTTGCCCAAGGGTCAAGCCAGTCATGTACTACGCCACACTTTCGCGAGTCACTTCATTATGCGTGGTGGAAACCTTCTCACCTTAAAAGAAATACTTGGCCACGCTGATATAAAAATGACTATGCGCTATGCCCATCTATCGCCAGAACACCTTGAAGACGCTGTCACCAGGAACCCCCTTACAGAGCTTGCCTAGTGTCAATGCCGGAGGGCAATAGATGGTAAAGTAGCTTAGAGTTTATGCGGGTGTAGTAGTTTGTGTACTCTTACCTATGATCAACTTATTTGTCTCCCCCTCCAATTTTCAGTTTTTTTGGTCGACCGACATACCTAAACTCTGGTTTCGACATTAATCACACAAATTTTAAAGAGATTCTCGGAAACATCACCATCCCGCTTGATTTGGACTGCCGGCATGGCATTTAGCGGCATTATCATTTGAGCCGCCCACCCTTTAAACCCACCACTCTATCGTGACCCCTCTTACTCATTGCACGTATTGTCCAAACGAAAAATTCTTATGATGATGCTTTAAATTTCAACAAACTCTTAAAGTTAAAGAGTATATTTTAATGAAATAGATTATTTTACCTAAGCGCTGAGCGCCTTATTTCAGTACACAAATTGTTATAAAAATTGTAAAAGGACTTCACTATGTCTATAAAAACAAAATCGGCATTAGCCACCTCTCTTTTGGCTTACGGAATTTTCTCCTCTTCTTACGCTCTCTCTGTTGAATGTTACGATACCATCTATACCCCTACCTTACTTGTGGAGGATCTTATTTGCCCTCCAACACCTGGCAACCCGTATGCCTTGACCATAGTTGGCCCATTTGGAAGCCTGCGTATGCTTGGCGCTGGAAAACTTACTTGCACATTAGGTGGTGTAACCGGCAACGGGATACTTATGGAAGGAGTTTCTGCAAGCGTTATCAACGGAAAAATTGAATCTTGCTCGGATGGTATTAGTGTGAAGGGATTGGGTAACCATACCATCTTAAATTCTAATATAACTGACTTCACAAATAATGGAATCATTATTTCGAGTAGCTTTAACTTCATGCAAGGGAATGAAATAGTTGGACTTGGCGAGGCTGGAGCAGGCCTGGGAAATGGCGTAGGATTATTTATTGAGTCTGAATCAAATTATAACGCTGTAAATAATAATTTTATTAGCACTACGTACGATGATGCAATTCAAGTCGACGGCAAACACACAACCATAACACTAAATGAAATTATAGACATTCAGCGCGATGGAATTAATCTTCTGATGGGTTCAGGAGGAGCTACGGTAACCGGTAATTTTATCAGCTTCACTGACGATGACGGGATTCAAGTATTGAGTGATTCGAACTTTATATCTAACAATATTGTGACCGAAATCAACGATGATGGAATACTTATAGCGGAAGACAGTACAGGCAACTTGATCAGGGACAACACGGTAAATAAAAACCGAGATGGCATTATAAATTTTAACGGCACAGGTAATACTATTGAGGATAACACAGTAATGAACAATAGCGGTTTTGACTTGCGTGATTTTACTGAGAATATGACATGCACGAATCAATTAAATACCTGGGCTAATAATGATGTGGGCATCGATGGAACTTCTGACCCTGAGTGTTTAAAAGATCAATAGCGGTGAGCCATACATGAACCACATACTTTTCATACACACTGTGGTTCATGTACTGCTTACTGTGCATTGCATGGTACTAGGTCTGTTGGACTATTAATTCAGGGCCATTTCAGGACGGCGTTCAATAACAGGAATTTTGACGTTTTTTGCATCTTATCATTCAGGTTATTTCCGCTTTTTGATCTTGTAACAGTGTACTTCAATTAAAGTTAGCTCCTTAAAAGTGAAGTAGTAGAATTGAACTTATGCCAATCGAAATTGGAGTGATTGAAGCTTCAAGAACCTTAACCCATTTTTTGCTGATACAGTTCGGCCTCCAGGCAAATTGACTCGCCCTCCTCACAGAACTCGCATAGTGTCAACAAAGTGTCAACGCGGGTGAGTAATAGAGGTTAACAGAGGGTAAAGAAGCTTAGAGTTTATGCGGGTTTGGAGCGTGTAGGAGAATAAAGAATACTTAAAAAATAGACTGTTAATCATTGGGTCGCTGGTTCGAGCCCAGCAGGCGGAGCCAAACAAAAACCCCGCACGGTGCAAGCTGTGCGGGGTTTTTTATTTTGCACTTCAAGTAAAAGCAAAGCCTGTTGCCCTCCCAAGAAACTTCAGCTTCAAGGAAAACCGCTAAATTACTAGCGGGCGCCAGTCTCACTAGCAACGGGCAACCTTTCCACTTTGGCCATTTTGGGTGTTGGGTGCACTTGATGATGCTGCGCCCAAACCACATCAACCAGCCCCTGCTTGGAAACGTAATCTTTCACGGCTGAGGATAGAAGTTGATGGACTCGTTCACAGTCGTGCTGGGCACAAGCATGTCGCAACTCTCCTATCAGCGCTTGCAGCACCCCATTCTCGAGACACTCCTCTTCTGCGCGCATGATCATGGGGTGATCCGTTCCAGAAACATTATCACCGAGGAGCAGCTCTTCATAGAGCTTTTCCCCAGGTCGCAAACCGGTTATCTGAATTTCGATATCCCCGTCAGGATTTTTATCATCCCTGACTGAGTGTCCCATAATCCTAATAAGACGCTCGGCGAGATCAAGTATCTGAACAGGCTCACCCATATCCAAAACGAATACATCCCCGTTGCGCCCCATGCTCCCAGCCTGCAATACGAGCTGTGCAGCTTCAGGAATGGTCATAAAATAGCGCGTCACCTTGGCATGAGTCACAGTAACCGGACCACCAGCATTGATCTGATCAGTGAAGAGCGGAATTACCGACCCAGAGGAGCCCAATACATTTCCAAATCGGACCATACAAATCTGTGTCCCACTATTATATCGGCGCCCAAAGTCCTGGCAGAGCAACTCGGCAAGCCTTTTGGTTGCCCCCATCACATTGGTGGGACGCACGGCCTTGTCCGTGGAGATCAACACAAACTGCTCCACCCCTGAAGTCTCGGCCGCCTCCAACACAGAAAGCGTACCCAGGACATTATTATCAGCCCCCAACACCACATTCTGCTCAACTAGAGGTACATGTTTGTATGCCGCAGCGTGGTAGATTGTATTAACTGCAAAACCCTTTATGATCTCCACCATTCGGGTCCTATCTCGAACATCGCCAAGCAGTGCAGTAACTTTCAGCTGATAACCCTCATCCAGCTGTTGCTGGCACAGGTCTCGCTCTATTTGGTACAAGGCATATTCAGAAGACTCCACCAACACCAGATGGGCCGGCCCCCACTGGGCGATCTGCCGGCAAAGTTCAGAGCCAATAGATCCCCCAGCTCCTGTAACAAGTACTACTTTGCCGCTGATCGAACCAGCTATCAGCGCCTTCTGCGGCTCTACTGGGGCGCGCCCAAGAATATTTTCGTAGGTTTGGGATACCCCTTCCACTTTACCCGCCGCATCAACTAGCTCTTCAACACCAGGAATTGCCTTCACAACCAGGCCCCGCTCCCTCAAAGCCCGAGTAATCTCTCTGCGTCGACGCTTAGGCACTCCTGGCATCGCAAGCAATATTTCAGCGATATCCTTTTCAGCCACCACCTCCAAAATACTTCCCGGGCTATAAACCAGAAGCCCATCAATCAACGTTTTCTGCTTTGAGATATTGTCATCAAAGAAAGCCACCGGCTTATAAATTTCTCCATGCACAAGGGCTTTATACATTTGCAAGCCCGCAGTACCTGCACCGTAAATCGCCACACGGGTCTTATGTATCTCCAGAGCCATCTGATAGTAAATACGAACCAACCAACGGGACCCACCAACTGTCATAAGGGCAAAACACCAATATATTACTGGCACCGAACGCGGCACTCCCGCTGTCGTAAGATATGAGGCAACCGCCAACACCACTGCCGACGCAGTTACCCCCTGAAGCACAGCAATAATTGCCTTCTGCCCCATATAACGGATAACTGTGCGATACAGGCCAAGCCTGAGAAAAATCAAGCTTGTACAGCTCAGCGTAAGCAAAAGGCAGCCAAGCATTTTGAACTCTAGGGCGTGAGATATACTATTTAGGCGAACTGCCATCGCAATAAAAAAAGCGAGACTTAGCATCACCAAGTCAAATAACAGCAT